AAACTTATGTTCATGGCAGGGGCGGGTATCGAGAGGATTTAGGTCATTATGTTAGGAGTTCGTGGGAAGCAAATGTTTGTAGATTGATGAATTATTTTGGGATAAAATATGAATATGAAAAGGCATGGTTTGAGGTGAAATATGGGGATAAGAGTTTTAGGTATGCACCGGACTTATATTTGCCAGAATTTGACCGATATGTGGAAATAAAAGGGTTTTTGATGAAGCCGGAAAGTGGTCTTAAGATTTTAGGGTTTATTAAGGATCACGATTTAATTCTTGTTGGCGAACAGTCGTATTATATTTTGGCTAGGCAATTTATGGATCTTGTGCCTAACTGGGAAAGGGGGAAGCTGAAAGATGGGAAATAAGTTTGTACATTTACATTGTCATGGGACCTTCAGCTTGCTTTAGATGGCTTAGGCACTCCGGCTAAGCTTGCGGAAAAGGCAAAGCAGCTAGGGTTTACCGCCTTGGCTATGACGGATCACGGTAATATTGACGGGGCGATAAAGTTCTACTCTACGATGAAGAAGCAGGGTATAAAGCCGATCATTGGTGTAGAATTGTATGTGGTGGACAACCTCTATGAAAAGCCAGAGAAAGAGAAGCGGTACCATATGCTGGCTCTCTGTAAGAACAATAAGGGGTTTGTTAACCTTATGAAGATGCTTACTGTGTCTAATATTGACGGATATCACCGCAGGCCTAGGATTGATATGAAGCTTTTGGACCTTTATGGTTCTGACCTGATAATCCTGACGGCTTGTAGCGAGGGGATCCTGAAAAGACCGGATGGTATTGAGTTGGCCAAGAAGCTGAAGAAGAAATATGGTGAGGATTTTTATTTAGAGATAATGCCTCACCACTACAAACCGCAAGTAGAAATGAATAATTTTTTGTACAAGCTTTCCCGGGAACTGGATATCCCCTTGGTATCGACGAACGACAATCATTACATAGATAAAGAGGACTCGGTGGTTCAGGAAGTGTTGTTGGCTATACAGAACAAGGCTGATTGGAAAGACCCTAAGCGGTGGAAGTTTAGTTTTGCCGGGTTGCATATGAGGACGTATGATGAGATGCTTGCGGAGTATGTCAAACAGGGGAGTGATATTCCACATAATGTTTTGGTAGAGTCCTTAGAGCGGACGATGGAAATTGCGGATAAGTGTAATGTATCTCTGGAGAAAGAGTGGGTGGATCTACCGCTTCCCCCGGTGTTGAAGGGGCAAGAAGAGGTTCAGGCGTTAATGGACTTGTGTATGGAAGGCTGGAAAGAGAAATTTGCCCTCATGCTAGGGGAGGAGGAAAAGGTTTATTATGACAGGTTGGAGGAAGAGCTTCAGGCTATTATTAGTTTTGGTTATACTCGGTACTTTTTACTTGTATGGGATGTCCGGCGTTGGGCAAGAGAAAAAGGTATGTTCCTCGGTTGGGGTAGAGGATCGGCTCCAAGTTCTTTTGTCTGCTATCTACTCGGAATTACAGGAGTGGACCCGGTTAAGTATAAATTGCTGTTCAGCAGATTTATTGCCAAAGGCAGGATTGACCTGCCAGATATTGACCTTGATTTCCCGGACACCAAGCGGGATTTGATCAAACAATATTTGCGTGATACTTATGGGGAGAATAATGTCGCAGCTATATCCACGTTTATGTATCTGCATGGAAGGTCAGCGATAAAAGATGTGGCCAGGGTCTTTGACGTACCACTGGTTGAGGTGAACGAATGCACGAAGGAAATAATCGACTATCCGCCAGGGGAAGATGAAGGCAGGTCGGAGATCCTGGAATCTTGTGCTCAGTTTGAGACAGTAAAGAATTTCAAGAAGAAATACCCGCAGGTAATAAAGGTTGCAGCTGAACTGGAAGGAGAGATCCGGAATAAGGGGATGCACGCTGCGGGGATGGTAATTTCTTCTACTCCGCTTAACGAAGGGACTAAGTGTGTTCTGCATAAGATGAAAGGGGAGTTAGTAGTTAACTGGGATAAATATGACTTGGATAATGTTGGGTTGATCAAGTTGGATGTTCTTGGGTTGAACACTTTAAGTATGTTTGAAATTTGCCTTGACCTGATAAAGAAAAATCGGGGGATTGATTTGGATCTATATTCCCTGGAACCTAATGATCGTAGAGTGTTTGAGGAGTTCAGTAAAGGTGAAACAGAGGGCGTGTTCCAGTTCTTGAGCACTGGACTGTCAAAATATTGTGAACGGATAGGGATTTCAGATATAGAGGATTTAGTGGCCCTTAACGCTCTCCATAGGCCGGGTGGGTTGAAAAGCGGGACCCTTGAGTCGTATGAAGTTCTTAAGAAAGGAAAGAAACGTCCGATTTATTTATGTGAGGAGCATAAACAAATTACTGAAGACACTTTCGGTTTGGTGATTTATCAGGAACAGATTATGCAGATATTCCATAGGCTTGCTGGTTTTTCTTGGGAGCAGGCAGACACGATCAGGAAGATTGTGGCAAAGTCTCAAGGGGAAATAGCGTTCAATAAATATAAAAAAGAGTTTGTTGACGGGTGTTTGGAAAGAGGGACATTAAATAGAGAGCAAGCGGATGCGTTGTTTAAGATTATGGCGTTCTCTGCAGGGTATAGTTTTAACCGTTCACACGCAGTTTGTTACACACTTTTAGGTTATTTTTGCCAATACCTTAAGGTGTACTACCCGGCAGAATTTATTTTGGCTTCCTTGATGACCTCTGATAGCGAAAAGCAGATTGACTATATCCGGGAGGCACGCAGGCTGGGGATGAAAGTTGGCACGGCGGACATTAACAGGTCTGGGTTGAATTGGGAGATAGAGGGCAGCACGCTGTTGCCAGGGTTTTTAATCGTTAAAGGTATTGGGGACAAGGTGGCCTTCAATATTATGGAGTTCCGGAATAAAGTTGGGGTGTTCAAAAGTTTTGACCACTTTATGTGTTCAGTGGAAAAGAAGGCTGTCAATAAGAAATCGGTGGAATCCTTGGTTAAAGCTGGTGCGTTTGACAAGATGGAGTCGAACCGGAACATCTTATTTGCTAAATTGAATGAAGAGTCGACAGACAAGGTTGATCCACTCACGGAAGAGGAAAGGGCGAAGCAGTTTGATGAGGTTATGCCTTTTGAGTTTAATCCTGATCCTCTGTATATTTACCGCTCACTAATCAAGGAACTTGGGTCTGTGTTTTCTATTATTAAGATAGCCGAAGCTACGAAGGCGGTGGATCACCCTAGATACTTTATTGGGAAGATGTTGAGTGTAGACTTTAGCCGTAAAGGCCAAGATGTAAGCAGTGTTTACGGGGAGTTTGAGGATGAAGGTGGGTTGGCGAATCTTATATTTAGTGCTAAGGTGTATGGGCATTATAAAGAGAAAATAGAGAAGTTGGCGGGGAAATATATTTTAATCCTAGCTGGCTACTCCCCAACGAAAGGATCAATGCTGGCGGACAAGCTTTGGTTGTTGGATGACATAGTAAATCTAAATTTTGGCAATGATAAATTAATTCTGCCGTTGATCAAGAACACGGACTTGGATATTGATGGTTGTTCGATTTGCCGGGAGTGTAAACTTAGGAACAATGCTAAGTCTCCAGTAGGGGTACAGAAAGGTAAGTGGAATGTTATGATCGTTGGGGAGGCACCGGGGACAGAGGAAGATCGGCTGGGGATCCCATATATTGGGTCTTCCGGTAAATTGTTGAATGATACATTGGAGAAGTTTGATTTGCGTAGAGATCTTTTTTATGTTTCCAATTGTGTTAAATGCAAACCCTTCAACGGACCAAAGGATCCCAAGACCCCGAGTTTGGATTTGGTAAGGAAGTGTTCTGAGTTGTGGCTGGATAATGAGATCCGGGATATAGCCCCGAAGATAATCTTTGCCACAGGGAACACTCCGTTATATTTCTTTACGGGGAAGGAAACAGGTATATCGGATAAGAATGCGACAATGCAATGGAATAAGAAGTACAATTGCTGGGTGATTTTCGCTATGCACCCGGCATCTGTGCTTTACCACCGGGAGAATCAGGTGATGTTTGACCAGGCAGTAAGGTTGTTGGCGGAGAAAATAGCTTATTTATTATAGGGGGATAGCGTGGAAGACAAGTTGAGATACAGGGTAAGATTGACGATTGAGCTGGACGATGTGGCATTGAGGAACAAGGTTAAGAGCAAGGCTGCAGCACGTGGCCTTGGGATAAGAGAGGCGGTGATCTTGCTGTTGAAGAAGTGGGTGGCAGGTAAGATAAAAATATGACTATAAGGGGGTGAGGAAATGCAGATGAACGTCAACAAGTTTGACAAGGAACATCTGGAGGTGGAGTTCAAAATGCAGAACGGTATTGAGAAGATGGATGTGTTGGCGGAGTTAAAGATCGACAGCAACAACTTGGACGATGAACTGCGGCAACAACCTAGAAGCTTTTGTTTTTATTCCACTGTCTTGGCTGATGCTGAGGATGCGACGGAGAGGGCGAAGATGAATATGTCCGTAGTGGAAGCGGATCTTGACCAGAAGACAAGGGCAAAAGCAATTGCGGACAAGGCTAAGGTAACGGAAGACTCTATTACCAATATAATTAAGTCTTCCAAGGAACACATTGAGGCTAAGACTGCGTGGCTTGACTGCAAGCGGGATGAAGGAAAAATCCGGGCTTATGTGGAGGCGTGGGCTCAGAGAAAGGATATGTTG